GCATATCCGCAAAGGAGGATATAATCCGGGGATTCTTCATACAAGGTTCGTTTTTAACGAAAGCCTCAATCAAACGTCTAGGTTCCATATCCGCTGTCTCCCAAATTTGTTTAACCGCCAACACTTGGGCTGGCTTGCTCAACAATCCGGCAGTCTCTTCTAAAGAGTAGGGTACTCCAACACCTTGGCCTGGCACCAACAACGAAACAAATTCATTCGCGAAGGCGGCATACCGTTTTGGTGGCACTTTGTCATTTCTAACCTCCGTCACCCTAACGTCCAATGATTTGGACAACACTTCCCATCGTTTGACCATGGGAACACAATTATCGGTGCTGACTATCGGGTTAGAGTACACTCTGGCTTTGACCTCCACTTGGTCCGCTTCCATGGCAGCTGGCCAATGGACTTTTGGGGCAATGGGATTCCCCACCCTTGGACAATTATCGATTTCTTTTGGTTTTCCCGTGTAGAATTGGCCGAAATAGGCCAACTCGCTTGGTTGTTTGTAGCCAAGCCCAAGCATCCGTGACGTCACAGATTGCGCACTCGACAAACCCAAAAGGACGTCCGCATGTTCTTTCGGAATCGTCACTTGGTAATCTTCTCCCTCGCGACCAAAACTGAATTTCAGTTCTGAACCAACCTGGGATACTAGGGTATTCCACCCAGGCCTCAACGCACTTGCATATTGGACCCGCCTCAGAGTCCGTGCGCCTAAATCGCATCCGATTACAGCAAATCGCCAGCAGCTGTACGCTGGCAAGCACCACACCAGAGCCCTGTGTGGGCAATCATTCCAAGGTCGCGCGTAATGCACCTTATGGTACACGCGCTTACGTAGACCGACGAGACCAGCAACAAAGCTCACAACCCATTGCATTGTCGTCCTTGGGACCATTGCTGTCTCCACAAACTCCCCATACGCGCACCAATCCCACACCTCATGTTGCCACGAGGATCCGCCGCTGACATCATACACGATCTTACCGCCCTGTATGCGGAATCTCGAGTCTCCGTCAGTTCCAGCAACCGCCACCGGATTAAAGGTGTGCAAGATTACTGGCAGGCCGTATCCTAACAAGACAGACGGATCTCGTACATAATAGTCAATATCAATGCCGACGATCACACTATCCTCTTCGGGTACGCCCACTTCGACGTCACGTTGTAAGTCTCCAACGGCATAATGCTCATGCA